TTAATTGGTTGAGGAGTTTCTTAATTTCACCGACTTCATTCTTTAACTCCTGAAACTCTACTTCTTTTTCTTTTCTTCGTCTTTTTGCCTCTCTTGCCTTCTTTATACTTTCTAAATCTGCATTTATTAAAGAACCCGACATCGGGTCTCGTTTCCACTTACTCATGATTAATCAGCCAATGCAATTACACGCAAATCCTTAAAGTATGGGACTTTGGACGAGTTTGTTGACTTCATAACAATCTTGATTTGATATTGAATGAAGGCATCCATTGTTCCGTTTTGTCCACCGACAAGATATTTGTATTCTCTAAAGTTTCTTTCATCAGGCGCAACCGCACTTTCTTTTTCTACAAGTGTCCAATCTTTTGCATAGATGTCATCACCTTCGTTTGCAGTTCTCCAATATACCTCAAAGTCTGCTTCGTTAGGTCTCAGAGCAGCAAGGAGAATCTTCAGACCAACAGCATCAGCTGCCATTGTTGTCGCTGTTGTAATCCATTTACTTAGATGTGAACCACTTGTTGGGTCTGTTTCATCAATATAATTAAATGGAACGTTAAATCCTGAAGCAGCAGATTGTGCTTGTTTGTCAATTCTGTTATGAATAAGTGCAAGACCTTGACGTTGACAATCAATAACTGGTGATACATTATTCTTATCGGTATCGACATCCATTCTTACTGTAACGGAACGTTCACCCGCACCAAGTTCTGCTGTCTCATTAGTTGCTGTTGCGATAAGTCGAGGTGCAATAAATCTATTCATATCCCCTACTTGTAAATCAGTAATGAAATCTGCATCTTTGATGTAACGAGTTTGTGAACCTGTCACAGCAGCAAGTGATTCACCTGAAGTGAATTTTGCTTTATAGTTTACTGTAGTCCCTTCGGGTTGTAATGTCTGAGAAGTCGGAGTTACAATATCAAATTCTTTTTGTTGGTCACACAGAACTGCATTTCCACCAATACGACCATCCGAAGTTGCAGTATCACTGTTACCAGCAAGGAAACTAAATCCAAATCCGTCAGCAGCAGTTACCGTTCTTGTTCCGTTGATATTACCAGCAGCAAGACCTTGACCACCTGTTGCACCACTAATTACTACATCATCACCAACACGGAATCCATGTTCTGCAAAGAGAGTTCGTATAGTTCCACTACCATTTGTGATTCTAAATGGATTTTGCACCAAAGATTCTTTTTCTAGGTCTCTATTTTCAAATACTACATGACCACCCGCAGTGGAGAAGTTTGCACGGAATAGTTTGAATACCATATCCTTAGTTTGGTCAGGCTCCCAAGTAGTTCCGTTTTGAGACTTAAATAATGAACCCATAGATGGTTGTCTATCGATTCTCTTTTCTGTAGAACCAAGTTGGAAAGCATAAGTCTCACCGACATATGCATTGTATTCTTTAGAATCCGCAAGAAGAACAATACAATATTCAGTATCACCTTTCAGATAAACTGGTTCATCAAATGTGAATGTTGTAGGTGTTGCCAATACAGACGCTTGTGTCTGACTAGCAGGTAGGTTTACATCCGAAGGATTCAAGAACTTTACTGCGCCTGGCACGATTTCTGTTGCAGACGGAGAACCATTCACCATCGGACGAATCTGAAGTTGAACAGGAATGATTGAATCCTTGGTCTTAAAATAAGTCTGTGCTTTAGTAATGAAGATACCTTCACCTTTCGGTGTTCTAAATGATTGTGCAAGAGGGTCAGACCATACAACCTCTGTCCATCTCTTAACTTGATATTCAATTGTTCTTGTGGACACCACATCTCTTACTCGTGTTTCAAGTTGTCCCTGAGAAGTATAGGTTGCAATAGCACGTGAAAGAGCAGCGTCATTTTGATTGATGTTAATATCAAGTAATTTGAATTCTCTTGCACCCGCTTTGAATCTTAATGTCTTTGCGGAAGGAATCCAAAGAGAACCTTCGATTTTACCGTTTGCATCTGATTCAAGATTTGAACTACCTTCGGGGTGTGTTGTATTTCTACGATACTTTTCACCAAATTCAGCATTTCCGTTTGACATAACTTCAAACGATTCTTCACGAACAAGGTCATCTACTTTTACACCATCAAAGAATGGAAAGTATCTTGTGTTTGGTCTAAGACCTTCTGCACGGAAGAATACCTTTCGTGAACGCATATATGGTAAAAATGCAAGGTCAACTCTTCGGTCACCAATTACACGACTCGATACTTGGTCATTGACCACAACTCTCTTGGAGAATGATGTCTCGGTTCTAATTCTGCCACCGACACGACTTGAGGATGTTCCCTCAAATACTGCATCTTCTTCTCTTCTACTTTGAACTGTCATTTTTCATATTCTCCTAATTAGAATGGGTTGATGTCGATACCTGCCCAACCCCACATGAACGCATCAGCAAATCCACCAACGTTACCACCACCTAATTGGCCAGGTTCGTCAATGTTAACTTCATTGTCGAATAGTCCTTCGGCAATTTGACCATCGGTAAGGTTTGCAATATTTGGTATATTAAGTCCGCCTCTAGTCCTAAATGGATTAAAGTTAAATGCGAAGTTAGGATTAGGTAGACTTGTTACATCAAATTCTCCCTCAAACACTGCATCTGCATTTGTTTCAACTGTTTTCTCGATGATATTATCAGCAGCAAATTTTGTATCCATCCACCAATCAGAAGATGGAGAAAGTCTCATTCTACCTTCACCTGATACCACTGCAAATGGGTTGACATTTTCTGTTCCACTAACTAATGTTTGTTTGATTACTTCTTGTTCTGTAAATGTCAGATAAATGTTATCACCTTTCTTAATTACATTACTTGATTTATCAGAATCGTAATATAGGTTTACATTTAAGTGAGCAACTTCAGGCCCCATAGTCTTGGTTGTAGCATAAATCGTAGAACGATTATTTAAGTCTTGAATATCTTTGAAAGCGTTGTCTTTGAAATTATCTGCAAGAATACCTGATTTGGTTCTTGCAATACCATCAGAATCAAGAACCAATAATGTATCGGATGCAATTTCTAATTGACTTAATGATACAGTTTCTCTTAAATTTTCTAGTTTCTCTTCTACACGAGAAATATCTTTCATTGTGAAACGTTTGTATTTATGAACTTTTAGTGCAAGGTCACTATACACACCTGAATCACCAATACCATATGCATTGTGTCTAATTTCAAAAAGACAAAGTGTATTGAGTGGAGTCTCAGGCATTGGACGTTGGAATCCAACCTCACCTGTTACTGTTACAAAATCACCATCTTCGTTCAGAACAATTTTTTCTGCACGAGGAACATAGTAGTCAATATCCCCTTGGAAGATATCACCACTTGTTGGTAGTTCGTTGATGACTGCACCTGACGCTGTAAAATCTAGACCTGAGTCAGGAGTAGAAGGTCTGAAGTCAACCACATCTCTTAGGTTAAGATATTGTCTAGGAGCAGTTTCTACAGAAGGAATCTTAGAGTAATCTTGTTGTCCGTCATAGGAGTTTACCGCAAATACATCACCTGTTTGGTGTGCAAAGTAATCAAACTTGACGTAGACTGTTCCTGTGATAGAGGAATTATTGTTTCGAATAATTCTTGATGGGCCATAGTAGCCTGGTCTTTGACCGTTATCAAACGAGAAGTTACCTGAGATATCACGACCACTAGAGTTAGTTGCACGAATCTCTCTTATTTTGAAAACATCAGCTTTACCAAGATTTAAGAATGTCTCATTACCCACAGTCAATAACGTTCCTGTGATTGTTGCATTCTCTGTTTTCTGTTTTACTCGAATTGTCGGTGATGCTTTATTGACTTTTGCATAAACAGTAACCGCAGTTGAATTCGGAAGACCATTGATTGTTACAGAAGTTGTTCCTGACCCCGTAAATCCTGAAGGAGTTACTACCGCACCTGTGTCATCTCTTGTGACAATCCATTGTCCTGTGTTGACAAATGTCTCGCCCGTCACTGTCAAAGCGGCAAGTGCAAGTGAACCACTTGCGTTTGAAGTTCCTGTTACGATTCGTTGAACCTCAAAGTCAACGTCTGAGATTGCACGAGGTCTACTTCTTGGTAATCTAAACAACAGTGAATTCTTTTGTGTATCTTTGATAACTGCTTTATTTGTTGAACCCTCAAGAACTGGATTTGCAAAATCATTTGCTCCTGTTCCGAATGATTTTACATCACGGAGAACTTGACCGCTGTTCATACGAATAGCAAACAGATAGACACGGAAATTACTTCCGTCCTCTTCGACATATCTGACTTTTGCTTTACCGATAGTAGAACCACCATAATCAACAGCACTTCTTAGATTTACGTCTGCAAGAGTATCGACAGGTAGTTTACCTTCTAGTGTTCCACAAATAAAGTATTGACCATAGTTGATACCCGCAACCTCATTCGAAAACTCTTGAGTTGTTCGTGGTTTGTTGAGTGTTATGGTTGTTGGGTCATTACGGTTTGCACGATAACCGTTGATGTATGCAGTTCCGCCACTAATTCTTGCTTTGATACCAGCGTCTTCACTATCTGTAGAGAAGTCAATGTCAAATGGTTTTACAAGGTAGTCACCACTCTCTTCGCTTGTTCTCGTTGCAAGAAGGTCATTAATTTTATTATATTCACCTGTTCCTTGAACGTTCTCGGTAATCTCTCCATCAACCACTGTTGCATAGTGAACAAAGTTTTCGTCACTTGTAACATCTGTTTTATTATGAAGAAGTAGACGAATACGATATCGGTCTGCGCCAGGCGATGAACGATTAGGTGTCGCACCTTGGTTATCATATAGTGCATCATCGTCATCAACTGTGACAATATCTTCGACAACAACAAATCCGACTTCTGCATCAGGGTTAGTTGTATACTTAGAAAGAATAATTGATTGTGGTTTTGCAAAGACGAAGTGTCCTCTAACAAAGAAATCACCACCACCATTACTGAATTGTGTTCCTCGACCAACAGCAGGGTTTGCTACTGAGTTGGTTTGTTGCACCGTAAGTGTTGTTGAACCGTCAGATAAATCTTCGTTTGCGTTGACTCGAATTGGAGTTGCACCCGCAGAACCCGAAGATGTATTTGTGTATTGAACATAAAGTGTTGCGGGGTCTGAACCTTCCGCAGGCACGACTTCTAGAACTCTTACTTTGACACCACTGGTTTGTCCTGTGAATTCACTACCCACAACTGTAGTTGCAAAATCAGTTGGTAGAGAATTAACGGTGGTGTTGAGTTTGATAAACTCATATCTGTTATTGACAGAAGGGCCGCCTGGATTTACTGACGCACCATCTTTGAATATATTACGACCAAACCTACCAATCTCCTCTTGAATGATTGTCTGCAACTGCGTAAGTTCACGTGCTTGAAGCGCTCTACCACTATTGAAGAGTATACGATGATAGTTATCACTATCGATAAAGTCATCCTTGTATGTGGATGAAAAACTATTTTCTGTAAATGGTTTCGTCATAATTTATACCTTAAATTTGTATTACAATCTTAATATCTTCGGTCTGACCAGCATCACGTGTTACTGCGTCACGGTTTGCGACATATAATAGGTCACCTGTTTTTGAGTTAAACTCAGGTTCAATATATGGAGCAAAGGATGCATTAAGTGTTCCTGAACCATTACCATCGGTTTCAGTAATCGCCTCGCCAGAATCAAAGTTACCAAATCCTGTTTCTTCGGTTTGATGATACCATACATTAGATGAATCTACTCTATCTATCAATGCCTTTACCTGAGAAGTTGAACCAATGATTGTATTGTCAGCAGTAAATGACTGTGATACAGAACTAAATCTTAGTTGTCTCAGACCTTGACCTGTAGATTCAGTAAAGTCTGTTCCATTATCACTATCGATTTTAGGATTCTTTAATAGACCGACTTGTCTAAAGTCTTGGTCTACAATAAAGTCTCCACTTTCTGTTCCGTCAGGTTTTGTGTTGAACATGATAGAAGTTGCACGTAGGTCATCTCGTGGGTCAGCACCAAGACCAAGCGGAACTTGATTCTTAGTAAGAATTACACGACCTTTTGCGGGTTTAGTAAACGAACCACCACCTGATAGTGTGACTGTTGCTTCGGTATAGTTCTGACCTAACTTGAGTGTTCCACTTGAATCTACAAGTTCGAACTTAGTTACTTGACCACCATCGATAGATACAGTAACTTCTGCACCTGTTCCGTCACCCACGATTGTAGCAGTAGGATTAGATGTATAACCAGCACCACCTGAGTCAAGTGCAACACCTGTAATCTGTCCTACGATAGCTGCATTCTGCACAGCAAGTTGTTCTACGTCAGCAGCAGGAGAATCCGAGTCGGTTGCACCTTGTAGTTTAACTGGAATAAAGTTTGCAGAAATAAACTTGGTTGCATCCAAAGCAGAAACCGAGTATAGAAACTTCCAAATATAACCATCCGCAGTTTGGAAAGGTGTTCCTGTTGTGTTACCTGCTGGTTGACTTGTTGATGTGAGTGCGTTACCAGCTGCATTCTTTGCCTGTTGAACACAAAGATATACTTGGTTGTTGTCGTTCATAACATAGTATGGTTGAGTAGGATAACCAACTTGGGAGTCATCATATGCGGAATAGATACCACCTGACGCCCAGTTGTAACGAGGAACAACCATACGAATGTCCGTAATGTTTTTCGCAGATTGAACACCAAGACGGAAGTTTCTTTCTTCTCTACCTGAGTTATAAGCATCAGGTGCTACGTCTGAATCATTCCAATCTTCGGAACGACCTACGAGCGCATAATAATTATTATCTGAGTCATTAACGTCTGTCAGAATACTATCAATAACTTGTTTTTTGATTCTGTTTGTGATGATTGCCTTTGCCATTATTTTACCCTATTACACCAACCTAATTGGATTTGTATTCGCACTATCATATGCTTGTATTGAAGACAAGATTTGCCAATTACTACCTTGCCATACCAATGTCAATGCAGAACCCGTTTCCATTTGGAAGAATGAACCGTTAGAGTCTGCTCCTTGAATATTATTACTACCTGTAAGATTTACATTACCAGCACCTTTTGCGACAAAGTAATGAATCTCACCATCGATAACACCATCTCCAAGAGTCGGAACAATTGTCCCTGAGCCTGGAGTGAAAATAGTAAGTGGTTTGTTGAGGTCAACCGCAGTGGTTGTAGAAACTGTATCTATATTATACACCAATCTTGTGTTGATGTCAACAGCACCTGTCCCTTTACCAGCGAGGTCAAGTGAGATATTTGTATCACCACCAGCTGCCTCAACCTTTGCACCATTACCTGTTGTATTGTTAGAAACCTTGATGTGATTTACCGCAGATGCAACACGGTCAAACTCGATTAGTTCGTTACCCGCAGAGTCATCAATAAAACCACCGTTGGACTTACCACCCACAACAGGTGTAGTCAAAGTCGGCATTGTCAAAGTCTTATTTGTTAATGTCTGTGTGTGTTCGTTGAATGTGATTTCATCATTATCTGTCAATAGAGGTAATGTGATTGTTCTATCGGCAGTCAGTTCACTAACACCAAATACATATTGGTGGTTTGCACTTGTATCATTAATCTGAGGAGTTGTCAAGACAGGACTTGTCAATGTCTTATTCAACAAGGTATCTGTTGAAGAATCAAGGACAACATTACCAGTATAATTTGGTAGTAAAATTTTTCTGTCTATGGTTGGATTTACGACACCCAAGATAGTTTCGAATGCATCATCCACTGTTCCTTCAAACGAAAGACCACTATCAACAAACGAAATGCTTGAAGATATTACATCACTGTCTCCACCAATTGTTTGGTAGATTTCGATAAAGTTATCGTTTATCTTTTTCGCAGCTGCACGGAGGGTATCCCCATTTCCGTCATTTGCAACTGTTCCTCTGTTTATGTTTTGTCTTGCCATATTTTAATCCACATCCTAGTATCTATTTATAAGAGTTTATAACCAACTTGCACTATCAATTTGACTTCTATAGTAAATATCTGAGTCTCCAATCCATGCCTCATGTCTATCTTGGTCAAATGTCTCGAAACTAAAGTTATTTGACATGTCCATACCTTTCAATGTTCCGCCTGAACTATCTGTTGATAGGTCAGAATCATCGAATGTTGGTGACGATGCAAGTTGTGCCTCACGCAACGATGAGTATTGTTGGTCAATCGTTTCAATACTGAGGTCACCAAATCTCTTGATGTTCAGGTATGTATTAATTCTACTCAAAATACCATCCGAATCAACATAAGTATCGTCCACAAGACTTGTTACATCTGTGGTCATAAGACCACCCGCAAAGTCCACACCATCGAATCTCAACAATCCAAGGTCTGCTGTATTCTCGATAACAACAGGTGGTGGGTCTGCAGCTTTGGACGAATCCGCTTCCATCAAATCAGTAACCGAAGTTACCAACTGAATCTCTGCACCGACAAACATTCCTGCTGGGTGTGCAAACAACTTATAAGTGTCTTTCCACTCCGAGAATGCTTTTTCTGCCTTAATTTGAATCGCAAAGGTCTGATATAATTTATTGTCTGTCAGAAACCTTTGTGATTCTGTCCCAATTTGGGAGTTTCCTACTTTGAACACATTTTCTTTGGTATAGATGATTTCGGGGTCTATACCAAAAAAAGTTCTAAAAAATTGTTGTATGGAATATTTAGTTCCCTTTGAACGATACAAAATGTTTGAATATTTTGCAGCCGCTCTTTTGTCCTGAAACCCTTCGAAGTATGATTGTCCTAAGAGTAGTTCGTCTTCTATAAACGACAATAATTTCATATCAGTCTGAGTGATATCACGAGAACGATATAAGTCGTTCAGAAGTCGAGACGGTGATTGGTCACTATCTTCGAACTCATAATAATTATCTAACAGACTAATTAGTTTCGGGTATGACTCCCGAAAAAACTCAGGCAGAACTTCCTTGACCTTATAATCAGGAACATCAAGTTCTCTTCGATTAAGGTCTTGAAGAGTTATATCAAGACTTTTTGCCATTAGTTTGTAATTCCTGTATCAATATCAACAACACGAGTAAACGAAAGGTCTGCATCATATTCTAGGATATCTTGTCTCAACGGTGATATCGCACTTTCGTTAGCAGGTTTTGCACTCAATTTAATAATACTTCCCCCACCGATAACACCGTCAACTTGTAGTCCTACAATTTCAACGGTATCGTTTGTATAAGAACCGACATTATCTACAATCACTACGTTGTCTTCCTGATTGTAGACTTCTAGTTTATTGGTATTCAGTTTGTTTCGTATGATACACGCTTTGTCTTTGAATGTAAATGCGGTTGATGTAATTCTATAATTGACATCATCTGTTCCCGCAATCGCAACAGGATAACGAAGTTTATAATCCTGAATCTTAGTCAAGGACGGAGTAAATCTTCTTTGCATGAAAATTTCTGCACGAGATGATAATACCGCAGGCGATACCGCATCGATATCTGTCAATAGATTTGAACGTCTAAACGATTGACTAAACTTACCTACTGTATCAGAAAAGTAAGTATCAATCGCAGCCTGAACATTATCCTGAATAGTATTACGGGACAGTGTGGTCAATCTTGGATTGAACTGAAAGAATACACGTGCTTCAATAAATGTCTTAACAGGGTCAGTAAATTTAAGTTCAAACGATGCAACCGATAATTGTTCTGCAAGGTCTTGAATCTCTTGTTTTTTAGTTGTAACTGTTGAAGCAGGAACATCGTCATTGAATAATACTGACATAAACACAACACCAAATTCAGGTTCTAATGCATCCTCACCCCCAAACGTTTTAATATCTTTAATAAGTGTAGAGAAGTTACGCAAAACCAGTGTTGAATAATCGGGGTGTGTTACCATTCTGTTTTGTGATGCATATTGGAAAGGTGCATTCTTACGAATAGATTCGGCAGTTTCTCTTTCACCGCCTCCTACTGCATTACCCTGTGTTGTTACTGTAACATCGTATCCTGTTCCATCAACAGTTACTTGTGTCTGAGGTGTAAATACTTTTGCGGTATTTGCTCCTGAACCATTAGATGCAAGATACGATACCACAACCTTAGAACCAGCTTCGGGTGCTCTACCAAGTGTTGTTCCGTTACCGAATGATAATTCAAAGAATCCATTCGGTGCTTCTTTGAGAATGTAAAGTGTTGATAATTCGTTAATTGTTGTGGCATTTAGAATATTTGTAAATGTAGAAAACGAAGTAGATGTTGGATTATCATAAACACGAACTACCGCAGTAGCAGTATCAAGATTCTCATCGGGAATAATATAAACCGCATTCTCAGTCCCTTGAGTAATCAAGAAGGTTTTAGTTTTTGCAGTCCCTTCGAATAGTGAGATGATGTTAGAATCGTTTGCAGTTTTGAATTCATAGAATCCATTTCCATCATCTGTTCCTGTAATATTTTCTTGAGTCTGAAAAACATAATCAATTTCATCTACAGTGGATGTAAATTTGAATCCACTCGGAATTTGAATCTGAGATGGTCTACCCGCTACACCAGCAAGAGACGTGGATAACTTTACTGTAGATACCGCAGAGGTTTTACTATCAGGAACATATCCGATACCTTCCGCAAGAGATACAATAGATGAACGAAGTTGTGCAGTAGAAATAAAAGATTCGTTCAGAGCAAAGTTTGCAATGAGTCCATTGAAGTGTGTGTTATATGCAAGAACATCAAGAATGTTTGAAAGTCCTGACGCTTCAAAATTATAATCTGCAAACTCATCCTTGTTCGCAAGGAAAGTCTTGAGATTATTCTTGATTGCGTCAAAGTCTAACGCAGTAGATTTAATTGTTGTTGTCTTCGCCATTCTGTTTCTCTTCTAGTTTTTAATATTATCGCAACCTTGATAATGTCGTTGTAAACTGAACTACTTCATTTGTGTTGACAACCTTGAACTCAATCGTAACATCGACAAAATTTCTATCAGGTTCTCCATTCACTTTTACATTAAGAACTCTTGCTCTTGGTTCATAACGTGCAATATTTGTTCTGATATTCTCACGAATTGTTTCGTCAAAGTCTTCGTCATAGTTCTCAAACAACTGAGATAAAACATCTCCACCAAATTCAGGTTGAAACGGTTTCTCAAGAAAGTTTGTCATGACAATAGTCTTTACCGCTTGCTTGACCGCAGACGCATCTGTTTTCTTAAATATCTCTCCACTATCTGCCTTAGCCTTGAAAACCAAATCGATATCTTTATATTCTTTTAATCGACTTGTTTTTACTGTAGCAGATTGAAGATTTGTATCTTCCTGTGCAAATGCTCTACGTAATGCCATTATTCTAAATCCTGTTTCTACTATTTATACGTTTATTTTAACTTTCGGGAAGTATTTCTACTAATTCACCATCACTTTGCATATTGTTATTGAACCAAGTTGATATGCCTCTCTTAAAGTTTGCTTCGAATGTTTCGCTTATCTTCGGCATCTCAAGTCCAATCTGTGCAGTCAATGTTCCGTCAGGATTATAAGTGTCGTAATCAAGATACATCTCATTGAAAGAAATATTGTCTTTCCAGTAAACCGCAACGTCAAATGTCTTTTCGAAATCAATATTACCATCACGGTCAATGACTTGATAGTAAATTAATTCACCGTCACGTTTTGCTTTGGTTTGTCCTGATACCTCTTCGGTTGGCCCACCACGATATAATCCTTCACTGACAATTACTCGAACATCATTGAAGTGTGTGGTATTACCATTGATACTATTCAATGCGAGAGCGTGCATGTAGAGATTACGTGCAATCTGTTTACGGTCTTCTTCAAAACGAATATGTCTAAAATTAGTGCGGTCACCATATGCACCAAGAAACTTTGCAATCGTTACGCCAGGCGCAAGTTTAGTTTGTGAGGTAACATTACTCACTAATTGTGGATTATAAATTGGGTCTACTAATATCAAACTCATCGTCTACTTTCCTTCGGAGTAAATCGTTTACCCCTGTTCTCAGTTGAATTACCAATTGGCGTAAATCCAAATCTTGGTGTTGGTTTACTTGAAGAGGTTCTTCCAATTGCTGGCGGAGTCTTTCTACGGAAGTCAGAATTAATAATTCCATCCGCAACCAACTTACCACCAATCAAATTCACATTGTCTTCGTTCTTAAATGCAGAACGAACTTCTTGTGTAGTTGGGGTTTTTGTAAAGATTCCTTGGTAATCATCTACTTTTTCTCGTGCATTCTTTGCTATATCATCGTGGTCAACCACAACTGTTCGTATCGCAAACTGACCCATCGATGTATATGCACCAATCAATGTTGGAATCGGAGGTGGCCCATCTGGCCCATGAATCTCTTGGTCATGCACAGTTTCAGGCGCACCACCTTTATTTGAGTGAGCGGGAGCGGCGACATAGGTAGAACCGAAATTTGCACCAGCAGCAGCTGCTCGTGCGACATCGGCATCTTCTGCAAACTTCGCCTTTTCTGCCTTCCACGCAAATCGTGAGAACATCGCTTCGGTTGCCTGTCCGTGGAATGAACCATAGAATGTTGCACCACTAGTAAATGGTTGTGGCCCATTGTGACCCATATAGGTCTGACCCGTAAAGTCTACTTTCTTACCGCCGATAGTTCCGTCATTACCCATGACCGATACAAAATCATTACCAACCAACGAAGATGTCTTGGATGTCACTGCATAAGAATTCTTTGCACTTGTGAACATATTTTATTCGACTGCAATCTCGTTGCTTCCTTGAACCCAATTCTTCTGATTACCTCTTACATATTTTGTTGATTTACCATAGATGAGTTCAAACTCTCGACCACCCACAACCTTTGCATTGTTTTTACGAATATCATAATTACTGTT